TTTGGTGGTACTGCCGAAGCAATCTATGGAAGTTCAGCGAATAACTACTTAGCCTTTTACGCTAACAGTGCTGAAAGAATGCGGATTGGTTCCGGTGGCCAAGTTTCCCAAACCGTTGAAACCCTTACCACTGGTGATACTGTTAACATAGATTTCAGTAAGAGCAACCTCCAGACCTTTACGATGGACGGCAATGAGTCGGACACTGAATTAACAGGCTCCAATTATGCGGCAGGAAGAACCGTTAGATTGATGATTGACATGACCAATGATGCTCACATGAACGGAATCACTACACCATCAAACTGGAATAATCTTGGGGATGACCCATCGTCCGCAGCAAACAACGGAATTGTGATTTGCGAATTAACTTCTTGGACAAGTTCAGACACGGGCGTGACTGCGGTTTGGACAGATTCAGGAGGTCTATAGATAACAACTAAACTAAACTAAACTAAAATATTATGCCAAAAAATGAGTATAAAATAACGAGGCTGGAAAATAGACGCATGACCTTGGATGTCGGCGGTAATTTGACAGATAACGTGGTGACATCGGTCATCGCAGCGATGACAGCAACTTGCCTGGAAGATGGGTACAGTGACATGATTGATGCTGAAATCAAGCTGACGGTTGACCCTGAAAACTTCATTCAGTTCAAGGATTTAACACCTGAATGGCCGATGGCAATCGCTGAGAGATATGCAGAAGAGAATAATTGGAAAGAGCAACTCGATAAGCGGATTGAAGCCAAGCGGATTAGACCAATGAGCGGTCCTTGGCCTTGGGAAGAAGCACAGGAGGAACCCGCTGAATAATTTTACAGGATAGAATCGGGTGGAGACTATTATGAATGATTTAGAGTGGTTAAAGATATTCGGAGTGAATGGTGGCGTGTTTGCAACTGTGTCATTGTCCGACCTTGAGCTACTTCTAAAGATACTAATGCTTTTCCTAACTTGTATTTGGACAGGCGTGAAAATTGTTAAACTAATCAAAGAAGAAAAATGAAAGAGAAACTAAAATCCCGTAAACTGTGGATTGCTATTGGTGGTGTCCTGACTGTTGTCCTTACGGATTGGGCATCATTATCGCCAGAGCTCGCTGACAACCTGGTTACTGGCCTGGTTACAATTGTCGTCGCCTATGTTGGCGGTCAGTCAATTGTTGATGCCGCAAAAGAGGCAATGGTCGGCAAAGATAAGAGCTCGGAAACACATAAGCCTTTGGGATGATAATGGAAGTTCTAGCTGCTTTAAGGGCGCTGCCCGAGATTGCGGCAGCCTTAAAGGAGCTTGGAACGGGAATCAAGGAAGCTAATGCAGCCCGCAGGAAAGAAGAGAAGCAGACTTTGGTTGATGACCTTATTGCTTCTGCTCGTGAGCGCCGGTTGCGTAAGCAAGAAGTTAAACGGGTTTCAGGAGATAGCGGAGAGGAATCAGGTGGGGATGGAGGAGGCGACAGCAACGCCTGAGGGAACTGAGTTAATCAGGCAGTTGGGCCGTTACATAGCAGAGCTTGAAGAAATGATTGAGGGAGGAAGATAGATTATGCCGAAAGAGTATAAGGGAGAACCGTATCAGCCAAGGAAGTCAGCCAAGGATAAGCGTATTGATGCGGAGATTAAGAAGGGCTTGAGGGATGCCAATTTAATGCGTCAAAAAATCAATGCACTTGAGGGTGTTTTTGGTCCGCTCGACGGAGTACGTAAAGGAAAGGGTCGCAAGAAATAAATGCCAGATAAACAGATATTAGCGGATGGAGACACCAATTTTATTGGTATAAACATGCGCTCAGACCCGGCCTCCCTAGAGCCCGGTCTGGCTTCCGATGCAAGAAACATTGTCTTTCGCAGGGGAGTTGCGGAAACCAGGAGGGGTTTCGTGAAGCCCGCGTGGCTAAACAAGGTGGATCCATCTGAAAGCGGAAGCGAAATAAACCCCTGGGGGGCGATATATGGTGTGAGTACGTATAAGGACCCGGAAGCTGTTGAGTACGTTATATTGGCCGCAGATGGGGGTGTTTATTTTTGTACGGAAAACAACCTGCCCGTAAGCATTCCCCTGCCTACCGGGGTGAAGGTTCTTTCTGATGTTATATTTGTCCAGGCATTCAATAAGGTGTTGATGTTTAGAGGGCAAAAGCTTGCACCCCTTGTTATGAGCAATGTGGATGATGGTTTCGTTGATTTAATTGACCACTGGGATTCCACGGGTGAGACAACGTACACAGCCAGCACAAGTGAAGTTGCCTGGGGGCCGTGGAAGGGTATTACAAGCATAACCCATGACTCAGGCGTGGCCACAGTCACCCTCGGGACAAATCATGGGTATATCACTGGTGCGGATATAACAATAAAAGGGGCAACCAATACTGAGTTTAACGGTCGTTTTAATATAACAGTTACGGGTGAGGCTACATTTACATACTCTGTAACAAGCAGCAACAGCTCTGCGGGCGGAACCATAACATGTTCCAATATGCAAAATTATTGGAAAGCGGATTCAGGCTACACTGCGGGAAATGAGCCAGGCATCACCAACTGGACCCAGTTAACCACAATACTTCCTAACTCTGATATTGCTGAGTTTATACAGAATAGGATTGTGGTTGGCACTTCCTTTAATACTTCAACAATGGATTATACTACCAGTAAGAAGGATTTTCTGTTTGCAACCGACCTGCTTGATTATCAACACGTTTTTTTCACGAGCCAGTTTAGGATTAATGAGGGGTCGGATGATGAGCTTGTTGATTTATTGAAGCTCAACGATAACCAGCTTGCGGTGTTTAAGGGCAAAAGTTGTTATCTTCTTACGCAGGTCACATCTGATGCGGATATATCTAGCAGTGTTAAGCTGGAAACATTGATTCCTAACTATGGAACACCATCAAAGGGGGCTGTGGTTATGGTTGGGTCTGATGTTTACTTTTATGCTGGTCGAAGAGGAATTGTTTCAATGAAGCAAACTGAACAAGGCAAGGTTCAGGGCATTGATATTCCTATCTCTGAAAGCATACAGCCTTTAATTGACCGAATTGACCCACGTTACGAAAACCTTATCCGGTTGGCTTATGCTGATAATAAATTGTTTTGTGCAATTCCGCTTGATGATGGAAGTGACGGAAACAATTGCTGCCTTGTTTATGATTTCCTCAACCGTTCATGGTCGGGCCGGTATGACGGCACTGCGGTTAATATAAAAGAGTTTTTTAAGGCGTATTTCAAGGGTTCAGAGCGATTGTTTAGTTTTAGTAATGATGGTTTTGTGAATTTACTGGATGAGTCCGACCACGGCGATGAGGTTCGTGACACTGACAGGGATAATAATATTGGTATTGAGGAAATAACTTCTGAACTCACTACTCGTGGCTACCACCATAACGACTTAAATCAAAGATTTTTTAAGAATGTTAGGGTTAGTGTGGGTACATGGAACCCTCAGTACACTTTTAATGTAATAATGGATGGAGCTAACGAGAGGAAGGAGCTGGCTTCAAACAGGACTAAGAGTAGGACTAGTTATTACAGGCCGTTTGATGCTGCTCCTTTCGATACAAGGAATATTAATTCTGATTTTAATACTCCCTACAGGGAGGATTATTCAGCTCTTGTTGGTACAAGTTATTACTTAACCACGGAAGATAATAACCCTTTAACCGATGAAGATGGTAATTTACTAACAACTGAAGGCTCTGAGTGGCTTGTGCCAGGGAGCTCTTTAACACCCTTCTCTTTTCAGGAAACTCAGGAATCCTTTCAAATACCTGTACGGGAGGGTCGCTTTAGTCAATTGGAGGTTTCAAATAATAAGGGCAGGATTAAGATAAAACAGGCTATAATGACAACTGAGACAGGTGCCAAGGGCATACAGGTTAAATCATAGGAGAAAAACAGAATGGCAATTACAGCATCAGTCACACCAGGTCGGGTATTTCAGGAAAATGACGCTATAACTGTAAGCTCACTGAATCAGCTCGGCTCGCCTACTGTTGATATACAGGGGGCAATTGGTTCATTAGGTATCAATAGTAACAGTATTGTTAACACCCATGTGCAAGCAGGAGCTGGCATACAGTGGTCCAAGATGGAAAGCACTACTGGGGGTAATATTATTGTAGGTAATTCCTCAAACACACCCACTGCGGTCACATTGTCAGGTGACGCAACATTGTCTAACACTGGCTCTCTCACTATTTCTGACAACGCAATTGAAACAGCAATGATAGCTGACTCAACTGGCGCATCTGATGGAATTACAACCGCAAAACTGGCAGACAACTCAGTCACGTTGGCTAAACTTGAGGACGGAACTGAGGGTGATGTTCTGTATTACGGTGGTAGCGGTGCGCCAGCTAGGCTGGCAAAAGGAACGGCTAGTCAATACCTCCGCATGAACTCCGGTGCGACTGCGCCTGAGTGGTCTGCTGGTGATGGGCATGGTATTCAGATTATATCTGCATCTTCGGGTAGCTCTAATTCAGGTAATTTTACTGTCCCGGATGGGGTTTCAAAAATAAGCATTAAGATGTGGGGTGGCGGTGGTGCTGGGGAAGCAACGTCATCAGGGTCTAATCAGGGTGGTGGTAGCGGTGCTTTTGTATGGAAAACGAATATAACAGTAGTTGCTGGAACCGATTATGCTTATGTGGTGGGGCGTGGAGGGATTCACTCCGCAACTGGCTCAGACAGGCATGGAGTAGACACCACCTTCACTGTTGGAGATGACACATGGTCGGCTGGTGGAGGTTCCACCGGGAGTGCTGGCGTGTGGAGGCCTTACAATGGTTATGGAGGAACGGCGAATGGAACTAATTGGCCCGCTCAAGACCCCGGCAACTCACATACGGGAAGAGACACTTCAGGTTATGCGACAGGAGACATAGCTTTAAACGGATTACAAGCTACGACCGGCGGTGGTGCTAATGCTCCTTTTGGTGGCGGCAAAGGTACTGCGCCGCGCGGCTCAGAGGGGACGGGTTATGAGGAGTTGTACGGCAAGGGTGGATTCCCCGGAGGTGGAGGCGGGGGAGGAGATGGAACCACTTCCGGTGAGGGCGGGGATGGGTTATTAATAATCGAGTGGTAAAATGTTACCGTGGCAGCAGGCAAAAAAATGGCAGGAAGAAAACTCGGAAGTTCCTTTCGAGTATTTGCTTGGGCTGTATATACAGAATGGGTACGTGTGGTCCTCACCGAGCGAATTTATTCTTGCGCGTCCAGCTTTTTGGGACGGCAAAGAAATGCTCTACGACAATGGGAAAGTGAATTGCTGGGTTATTCAGCTTGGAGCTGGAAAGAAGCCAGGGAAAAGGTTTTTCAAGGTTACGCCTTACAGGCTGAAATATTTAACATGGCAGAGGAGAGGGAACGAAAAATGGCATGTCTGGGAATGGGACACGCTCGAAGGAAAGGTAAATAAAAATGGGAAGCACAAAAATAGCCGCACCACCACCGCGTGATTATTATAAAGAGACTAAGGACACCTTAAAGGCCCAAATAGAACTCGCACCGCAGCTTTTTAAGGCTGAAGCAAGTGAAGAGTACGGCCAACCTGCGTACACAGGGTTAGCCTTAAAAACTCTCAGGATGGGCCTTCAAGGGGACGGAAACGAGCCCGGTATGCTTAGCCAGTACCAAAACACCATAGCCCCTGTGCTAAGGGAGGTTGATGCTCAGAATTTAAGATATCAGAGGGAACAGGATGTTGCTGATGTTGAAGCTTTAGGGCAGAGAGCATCCGCAGCCGTTGAGGCAGCGGATCCGAAGAGTAAGGCTCTTGGTGATGAATTAACAAGGCAGGTTCAATCCGACCTTGAGAGTGAGGGCCGGTTGAGCGACAGGGAGCGGCGTGATGTGCAGCAGGCTTCCCGTGCGGCATGGGGTGCAAGAGGTTTAGCCTATAGCCCTGGAGCCGGTCAGTCAGAAGCTTACATTACACACATGACACAAGATGCAAAAAGACGGGCAAACATGCAGGCTGCTTCACAGTTATGGGCTCAACGTAAGGCCCAGGCATCTGACCCGTTCATGGCTATTCTAGGTCGTGGAAGTGGTGTTGCTGCTCAAGGGCAATCATTCATGCAGGGTGGTCAGGGGCTCGTGCAGGGCGCTGGGCCGGGTCTATTTAACCCTGAGAGTGGTTATGCTCAGCAAATGTATAATCAACAATGGCAAGGGCAACTTGCAGCTAGAACCGCTTCTGCGGCCAATAAGGCTGCAATGTGGGGTGCTGGTATTGGGGCTCTTGGCAAAATTGGAGGGTCTGCCTTTAGGCCAAGTTAAGGGAAGGGAATTAAATTATGGCAATGCAAGGTGTATATCGTAGTAAAGCTTCACCAACCCTGACGGCTCTGCCGCCCGGGCTTATGGGGCTCTATACGCAAGGGGCAAAGAGTTTGGCTAAGGGTATAGAGGCTGCGGGTGAAGGTATTGCCGGTGCTATTGAGAAGTATAAGGAAGGCCAAGCGAAGAGGGAATTTAACACCAAGGAGTTTGAAGCACTTCAGGAGTATGCTGATGACATTAGAATGAAGGGTCAATATGGGTCTGGTGGGGCAGATTCATTCCCTTCCGATTATACAGAAGAATTTGCAAAGACCATATCCAAGTTTAATGACATGAGCACATCCCAGCAGGAGGGTGCCATATCGGGTATGAAGTTTAAGTTGTCGCAGTTAGAAAAGGACCGTGTTTTTGAGGAGTCTCAAAGACATCGGATGGTAATGGAAGGCCAGGGGCAGCAGAGAATTGACCAGAGTGCCAAACAGTTCTCTGAAACAATGGGATTCAATAGGGAGAAATTTGATGAGGCCAATGACCAATTCTGGCAAACGCACGGCTTGAGCCTTCAAAAGTTTATAGAGGGTATAAGTCAATTTAATATAACCAGTGGCCAGCAAGCCGAGAAAATACAGCTTACCCGTGACCAGATTGAAGCAGCACGACTAGCCTCGCAAGCAAAACTACAGATGGGTCAAAGGGATGCTGAGGCAATTGGTATTGCTTCAGGTGCAATTCCTGTGGAATCAAATTATGAGTTCGGTTCAAAAGCTCAAAAGGATTTCCAGTGGAGAACCGGAATGAGTCAGGCTACCGATGCTTCTACGGCCAATATAATCGCTGGATTAAAGCCGGATGATGAGTCGAAGGTTGGGACAACCTTTACAGACCCAACAGGGGCTACCTTTATATGGACTACAAAAGGTTCAGTTCAAAGAGTAAACGTAGATGAAGCCAAAAAGATGCGTTCTGATTTCATGTCTGACCCGTATGTTGAGAATAATTACATGGCAGGAATTGGTGGCAATGATGAGCAATATGGCAGATTCCTTAAAGGTTTGTTTGATGAAGTAAAGGAGCCAGATAAAAGAGCAGCTTATATTGGTATTGCCCATGATGAGCGTAAGAATATTTTAGCCTCAACTCGTGCAGATAAATATAGAGCCTTATCTGATAGCCAAGGCTACAGGGTTAAAGGACTTGAGAAAAACCTAGAAACTGCAAGCCGCAACCTTGCGGCCGCAGAAACTACGGAAGAACAAAACAAGGCAAGGGGTAGGATTCAGCAAATTGAAAAAGAAATTGAAAAGATTTATGAAGAAGCCGGTAGGTTGCAGCCTTCTAAGATTGGCCCGCTAGGCAACCAAGGACTTGATGGTGTTTATATCCCTGGTAAAGGAATGCAGAAACCGGGTAGATAATTATGGATAGAATTATCACCGTTCCAGGGAAGGGTCGCTACAGCTTTCCAAGTTCCATGTCCAATGAGGACATAGATAAGGCTTTCAAGGAGGAGTTCCCTGAGTGGTTCCCTGACCCTTCCACACCCTCTGCGGAATATCGCCGCAAGATTCGTGCAGGCTCAGAGATAGATGCTCCCGCTATACCGCCATTACCTACCGGCGAGGACCCCCGGCCTGGGATGCCTGCCCGCAGCAGGACTATTACGAGGGATGAGGCTGATAATATGCGGCTTGAGGACTTTACTGATGTTGGTCGCATCACAATGGGTGAGGGGAATGAGGATTATATTTGGGATGATTTCAGTGATAGATTTAGGTCTGAGTCAGATGTTAAGGAGGAAGCCGGTGAGCGTGAGTTAATACCTCATGTGATAAGGGACTTACCTGAGGAGTTAAATGCTGTTCGTAAGGCAGGCAATAAGGCTTTTCGTAGTGGTCCCGGCCAAGCCCTTGGCCGCTCCCTACTGCGGCAACCAACCAAACCTGACGAGGAGCCGCCTGATATTGACGGAATTATTACTGCTAATGCTGAAAAAGCGGGCAAGTCTGCGGTAATAAAATATCAGATGGATGTGCTTGCCAATCTAGATGACCGGATTGCGAGGGAGGAAGAGCGCCTCAAGAAGGCTCAAGAGATGGATGGTGGTGGTAAGGCTTATTTTGATGCCTTTGATGCCAGAGGTTACGAGTCTATGATTATGGAGCGCAACTATAGGTTAAAGCAGTTGCGTAAAGATATGATGGCCTTGCCATCTAATAAACCTAGTAGGGGGAGCGTAAGTGCAACACCCCTTCATAAGACTGTAATTGATGGTATAAGGAATTTCGCTCCTGCTTTATACGGTAAACCCGGGGCACTGGAAGGGCAGCCGTATGCAGAGGGTTTATTCTATGGGCGTTCAGGGCTGTACGGGATGCAAAGAAAAGCCCTTGGTTCTTTTGGTAAATCATTACGCGGAGCAGGTAAAGGGACTAAATCACTTGCTGCAGTATATGGTGAGGCAGCCGTATCTCTTGCAACAGGGGACTGGACGGAGCTGGGCAGGAACAATGCAGCTTGGAGAAGGAATGTTGCAGCAGGCAATCCAGATGCTCCGCTACCAATGGACAGAGACTTGGCTGAGTTGAGTTTCGAGCAGGATACCTGGGCCAAGATTGCTGGTGAGCTTGGTGGGGCCACTGCGGAAATGCTTCCTTTTGCTGCAGTATTCCATGCTTCTCATGCTCTCGGTCTTACTAGCACGGCTGGCCAGGCGGGCCTTGGATCCGCCATGATGGGTTTCAATGAGGATGGGTCTATTAATCCAATGGGCATTGCTATTGGTGCCGGACTTCCTGGTGTCTCCAAGATTGCTGGCGCGGGGGTAGATAAGGTGCTGGCAAGCCAATGGTTAAAGACGGCTCCTGCCCTTGAGATGGCAACTAACCGCACTGGTGATTTCTTGAATATGGCATGGAAAAGTCATGGCAAGGAAATGACTAAGCGCGGTATTTCCAAGCAGAAGTTTATTCAGGACTGGGGGAATGCGGTAAAGTTTGGCGGCCAAACGGTTTCCAACGGATTATATCTTGCAGCTCTGCAAGCCCCTGGTGTTTTGGAATCCGAAAACCCTAAAGAAGAAGCCCTCAAATCCATGCTTCACTTTGCTCCGTGGGTTCTGTACGGGTTCAGACCTTCTGGCATGAGGGGTATGCCTGTTGAAACCATTCAATCTATCCGCAGTTCAATACCGAGAAACACGGTGATTTCTGAAAGTCCTGCTGGGCTTAGGGTGGAAACGGCCAGGGAGGGTTTTGAAACTGGGTGGCTCCAGTTACAAAACAAGCATAATGCAGGAATTACCCGCCAGATGCAGATGGTTGCTGACCAACACGCAAAGGCAACTACTTCTGAATCTAGACTGAAGCTGGAGAATAAATTTTCTGATTTACAGAAACAGCTTGAGTTTGTGCACATTCCGCCCGAGCCGATGCAAAGGCCTCGGGGTGTACCCACTCGCATAATAGGTGAAATAGATGCACTTGGATTGAAGCCCGTTCAAAGAGGTAGAATAACTGAAGCTAACTTCCCTCGCATACCACCACCACCTCTGAGAACAATAACTGACCCCGGAGGTGTGCGGCCTGATGTCCCTATTCCGCAGCCTGGCACTGCTTATGGTACTCCCCGCATTTCAGACGGCCCAGGCCCAAGAGGGTTACCGGCTCCAGTAGAGGTTCCCGCCATCCCAGTAACGCCGCAGGCTGTTCTTGATGCTAAGTCACAAGGAGCTCAACGGCTTGCAGCAAGTGCGTGGCTTGACCCCGTTAACACCCGGCAACTGTTTGAGAATCGCAGTGCTGAGGAGGTGCAGCAGATTTTAGAGAATTACTACAACAGCCCAAAGGGTTCACCAAAGGTGTTCCAGCGCCGCATGAGGGAGCTGGGCTATCAGATAACCTCCAACATGAAGTTGCCTTCTCAGGCAGCCAGGATAGTTGAGGCACAGGAAAAACTTTCTGAAGCAGGTAACAGGATAACTAACCTGCGGTCTTGGGCTAACAGGATGCACGACAAGTATGAGCTTGCTGGTGAAACATTACCTGGCGACTTCATGGAGTATGAGCTACTTGGTGAGGGTTGGGATAAGAATTTCCCCGGTGTAGATATACCTTTCGTAACAAAGCTAAGTTGGTTTACGGGTGGCAGGGAAAAAGGTTTAGCTGTCCTTGACCAATACCTTAAAGGAAAAGGCATTACGCCTAGTGAGATAGTTGAGCCCACACCGAAACCTGAAGAACCATCATCACTTGAGGACATTACCCGGGCAGAAGCGGATGAGCGATTGGTTGTTAAGGTGTCAGGCCTAATTAATGAGGCTATGACTGATACCACCGAGGAAGGTAGTCCTGCTTATGATGAGATAACCCGGCTCAAGAAAGAGTTCCTTGAAGAAGGCAACATGGAAGAGGACTGGGCCTCTATTGAGCAGCAGGCAATGGAACGTGCTGGGGAACCGGAGCCCGCTGAGGTTCCTGCTGAGGAGCCGCTACCTGAAGAGCCAGTCGAACCAATTACCCCATCTGAAAAGGTGGTAGTTGGTCGGCCTGCACCACTGAGAGGCCTTCAGAAAGGCAAGTCAATGGATGCCCAGTATGCCTGGGCTCCCAAAGCATTGCTTAATGCTTCTCATGGTGAACAGTTTAAGGCTAATGAGAAGTTTGCCCCACTCAAGAACACCAGGGATTACTCGAAGGACAAGACTGAGCAGGAGAAGGTTATCAAGACGGCCAGTGAGTTTGAGCCGCTTCAGTATAATAACTTTGGTGCAAGTGCCGAGGTAGGTCCAATAATGGTTAGCCAGGGTTCTGATGGTGTTTACCGTGTGCTTGGCGGGAATGCACGATTTCAGGCAATTAATAATTTAAGCAAGGAACAGTTTTCGGAATTACGCAGGCAATCAGATGAAACGGCTGACATGGTTGGGCTACCTAAGTCCCCTTCCAGTGACCACCTCCTTGTCAGGATACTTCCCCCGCACGATGTCAGCAGCAAGGAAGGCATTGCTGCCGCTAATGAAATCATTGACCTGCTAAACCCCTCTGCGGGCCAGGTTGAGGGTACAGCAAGCATGGCTTTTAATGATGCGGCCTTGTTAAGCCCACAGGAGGTTGGTGAGATATTTGAAGCAATCAAGGACCCAAGGGATGTAATCAGTGAGCTCATTGCAATGGGTCGCATTGACCGCAACACTAGGGTGAGGGTTACTCAGAGCATGGAGGAGGCCACTCGCTATGCACGTATGCTCACCACGGCCAAGGCTTTCGGAACTGAGCATGGCCCTTTCATTGCTGACTGGGCTGAGGCCAGTGCCTTACCTCTTTATAAGGGGTTCATTAACTCACCTATTGAGGCTCTGCTTACACTTCAACAAAAAGGTTATCAGGACATAACGGAACCGTTTGGGGTGCTTGTTACCAGGGTTATTGAGAGGCATGAGAGTAAACCCCGTGAGGGTCTGCCGAAAGACCTTGCCCACATTTATGGACAAAGAGAGTTAATTGCTGACCCGGGTTATGAGGCCGCACAGCTCATGGCCCTACGGATGAAGAGCCTAGTTCAGTACGGTAAGGCTGGAAGGCCCAACACTGATTCCACTATTGGGAAATGGGAAGAGTTCTGGAATAAAACCACTATTCAGGCTGCGGAATCCCTTGATAAAGTAGACCCGCAAGAGGCCTTGTTTGATGATGTTAACCTGAAGTTCTATCAGAACTTTAAGGACACAGTAATTGCTGATATGGGGCCAGGGGAGCTGCAAGCTGAGGAGGTTCAGTATTTGCCTTTTGCCAAGCATGAGCTTCCCAAGAGGGACTTTAAGGGAAGAGGGATTCAGGTATTTCACGGAAGTAAAAAGGATTTTCCTGAATTTATTACCAGTTCTGAACACGTTCGTAACTGGCGTAAACTTCATAAAGATAATTTGAAGAACTTTCATGGCTGGGGGACATACTTCACTGGCTCAAAAGAATATGCGCGGTCATATCAAGGGTACAGAGGAGCTCCGTTCCAAGTAAAACTCAGGGCAAGTTTAGATGAGTTTCTGGTTGAGTCTGAGCCACTTGGTTCACAGTCGGAGGTCGTGAAGAAAGCGTTTGCGGATTCAGGAGTTACTGACTCCTCAATTTCAGGGCATGACGCATATTTAGAGTTGAGCGCGAAATTAGCAGAAGGCAAGGTGGCCGATTACGAATCAGACCGGAAGGCATCCGAGTTACTGTTTGCTCGTGGTGTGATGGGCCTTACATATACAGGTTTAACACGCGCAAAAAATTATGTCGTTTTTGATGATTCTGTTATTGAAGTTAAGGAGCAAGGAGTGCTTGAAGCTGAAGAGATTCAGTACCTTCCTTCCAGTGAAGGCGACCCGCAGGTAAAGCGCCTTAACGAGCTATACAAGCGCCTTAAACAGCATGAGGAGAATCAGTTAAAGAAACCTACCGGGGACCGCAAGCCAGTGCCCCAGAAGCTCAGTGACGAGATTTACGCCATAGAGCAGGCACTAGGCCAGGAGTTCATGGGCTTCTTTAAGCAAACCCGACTGCGGGAAGAAGAGCTTGCCAAGCGTCATGCCGAAAAAGAGGAGCTCAAGAAGCGACACCAAGCCAAGAAGAAGCCACCCGCATTCCCCATTACCAACAGGCAACAGGATTTCCTTATAGAGCCCGGTGCTCAGATGGGCTTGTTCGAGGCCAGTAGCGCTCAATATCTCCCCTTTGAAGAGGGAGAGTTGTATTCAACCAAGGGCGAGAAGGCTGCGGATCCAAGGGCTCTGCGTGAGGGTGCTGAGGTTGAGTTAAAGTTTGGTACTCCAGGCCTGCAGGACTTCCTTGATACCCAGGGGTTGACCGAAGATAGGGTTACAGGTATCGGCCAGGTAACAAGTTACAAGAAGTCTGAGGGTAAGCTAATTGCTGATATTCTCTTTGAGGAGGGTGGCCAATTGCGGCTTGAATGGACTCTTGACGGTATGCCGGTGGAAGCTATCCAGCCAGCTCTATATGTTTATGAGCGTGGCGCGGTAAAGGAACATGAAAGGATACTTGGCCCCAAGGAGGCTAAGGCTGAGGGCATCCAGAAGGAAATTGAGTTTGGTGATAAGCGGGAGTTACCTCCACCACCTAACACTAAAATGATACGGGCCAGGGCTGACCTGGTTCCTAAACTTAAAGATGTTTGGGGTCATAAGTTTTTATCTAGCTGGGTTAAGGAGCACCACCCAATCCTTAAACCGCACCAAGCTGATGCGGTTGTGCGCTCCTTGTCTGCGATGATTGGCCCTGAGGGTGAGGGCGGCCACTTCCTTAACTCCAGTGGTACTGGTTCCGGTAAGACGATGACCCAGTTAGCCATTGCTGACTACATGGCCAAGTACGGCCAGGAAGGTGATTACACTCTCATCCTCACTGAGAACCGTGGCATCATGCACTCTGCATTTGCAAAGGATGCTGAATTGATGGGGATACCTATTTACGAGTTTGGAGGCAAGCCGCCTGAGAAGGATAAGAAAATTTACATTGGTACTTATACTGATGTGCAGATGATGAAGGTTAAGCCCGGTGAGTTTAATACCATCATTATGGATGAAGCCCATAACATCCGTAACATGCTTATCAACACAGCCACAGCGAAGCGGGCTGACAGGTTAATTAAGAAGGCGAAGCATGTAATGTATGCAACCGCAAGCCCGATGGACCAACCGCACCAGGTATATGCCTACCGAAACTTACTCGATATATCTGTTGAAAGGGCTATGGCCAAGATGGGGCTGGAACAAAACGCAAAAGGCCAGTGGACCCCCATTAAGGGTATGACATGGGAGCAGATTGAGGAGAATATTGATGTAGTTTGGGAGGATGTCTATGCGGCTGGTAGAGCCATTAAGGATGAAGTGCCACTGAACAACACGGAAATCTTTTATCGCAATGTGAAGTTGACTCCACGAGATGTTCTTACCATCCAGAAGAAGATGGAGCTTTTGGAGGAGCAATATCTGGCTACCTCCAACAACCCCACTGCGGGCGGCCTTGAACGCCTGAAGAAGAACCAGGGCCGCAAGTTTCTTGAGTCGGTTAAGATGAAATATGCCATTGATGAAGCCAAGAAGCATATTAAAGATGGTAAGAAGGTAATTCTGTTTGCTCATCGTGTTGCGGGTGAATCAACTATTGGCACTAATGAAGAGACGCTGGCTGCCTATGAAATGTCTCTGCAGAATGAAGGAGTAAAAACCGCCAAACTATTTGGCCCTATGACCAAGGGTAAGAAGCAGGCTGAGATGGCCAAGTTTCAGGAAGGGGTAGCGGATATTGTTCTGGCAACACCTGGCTCCGGTGGGACAGGAGTTAGCTTGGATGATGTTTATGGGGATAAACCTCGTGTAACCATAATTGTTACCCCGCCATATTCTTCACTTGAATTTGTCCAGATGATAGGTCGCGCCAGTCGCCTTACCACTCAGAGTAAGTCTGAGGTTGTGGTGCCGTTAACAACTCATCCTATTGACAGATGGAATATTGGTATTACACTGCGAAAGCTGGAGGCTCTTAAAGCCGCAGTTAAAGGCGACATAAAGAAGCCTGAAAAAGCCAAGGCCCAGCTTGAAGCTAAGCAGATACCCTACATAACAGAAGAAGCACCAGTCCGTGAGCAAAGAGAGCGACAGAAAGCAGAAGAACGAGCGGCCTTCCTTAAAGCATCTCTACAATCATCCCAAAGTGTCGCAGCCAGGGAACACCTTCTACATCTCTTACGACCCGGAAGTCCCTTACCAGGTGGACAGCTCATTTCCGGTATCGATTTTGAAGTCAATAAATTCGGGGTTGCCGACCTCCTCAACCGAAGAGTAGAGGGTGAGCACGAGGTTGCAGCGCTAACCTCACTTATCCGAAATCCTTATGTAGAGAGCTCCCACTTAGTTGGTCTTGATAATGCTGGCAATGTAATTATTAGTGAATGGGGAGGGTTAGGAGCACCGCACATTGCACCTGCGGCTAAAGACTTCCTTAGCAGGGCTCTTGCTTTAGGGGTAAAGAAATTAGTTGTTGTTCATAATGAGCCAATTGGTGAGGACCTAGCTACTAGTTCCCCCAGGGACCAGGAGGTAATTGATGCTTATAATGACTTTATTCCAACAATAGGTATTGTTCATAATTTCACCAAATACAAAGTATTAAATCCTAATGGTCCTTCAGAACACCACCAATATCCAAAGGAATTAATTGATAGTTATTTAACCGCAAGAGGCACTAAGCAAAGTGCAAGTTTGATAGGTAAAAACCTTTCCAAGTATTCACCTGAGATAGCTGATTATGTAATCGATGCAAACGCTATAGCAAAATCTATTAGTGAATCTAAATACGGCGTGGGATGGGGCAATAACCTAGCTGTTGCGCTTCTTGGTCCACATGGGCATTTACGCGCAGTTATAGAGATGGACCCCGCTCTTGCTGTAACAAATGATGGGATAGATTATGTTCGCAGGCAGGCTGCGGCTGCAGGGGCAACGAAGGCTTTTGGTGTTTATACGGCTGAGAATATAGCGGATAGTAAACATTATAGTGGTTTCGTTAACCTGCATCAATCAGGGGTTTTTGCTGACATCATGGGGTATGCGGATATTAACCAAACAGCTCTGCAGAAAATAAGCCAACGACTACCGCAACCTACCTTGCCTAATCACCTACTGGGTGTACCTATTGAATCCTGGGGAGAGTTTGAGGCTCAAAGCGCTGAATACAACCCCAGCAACGAGAGCAGTGATGAGGCTTATACTTATCGCATGCTAGGACCAGGTGGTAAGATGACCAAGGTGCCTGTCAAGTTGGGTGGCATGGAGAACGTGCGGCCCATGAAGATGACCTGGCTGGTTAAACTCTATGAGTCCGTAATGGGTAAGCGCCCGAAGGTGCAGCACATTCCTTCCAGGGGTGGCATGAAAATTCACGGCTACCATAAGGGTGGTGATATTGTCATTGATGTGGGCATGTTCACTGATGAGATGCGTGCAGCTCAGACTCTTGCCCATGAAATAGGCCACTGGGTTGATTTCATGGATGACAGGACTATGGCTCGCGGCAATGTTATAGGCCGCCTTAAATCTCTGCACAACTTTATGGAGAAGAGGTTTGGTAACTTGAGTGATGCCGAATTAAGGGAGGAACTCAAGGAGCTTAGCATGTACTGGAGGCCGTGGGACCCTGCTAATTCACCTGAGTCATTTAAGAAATACCGCAACAGCTCCAAGGAGCTCTATGCTGATGCTCTCTCTGTACTGTTCAATGACCCGGCGCTATTGCAGGAGATGGCTCCAAACTTTTACCGTGGGTTCTTTGAGGGTATTGACTCAAAACCGCAGCTATCGCAGGAACTTATTAAGCTCTGGGAGACTCTTGACAATGATTATGTTGATGCCGTCCAGGGCCGTATCAATGACAGTCTGGAGGAGTACGCCAAGGCTGATGAGATAATTAAGCAGAAAGCGGAGGAAGCCCGCAACCGGCGTAAGCACTGGAAAAGCTGGTGGGACCATCTTTCCTTTATGTTCAATTACCGGCATTCCAAGTTTGAGAAGAAACTGGTTGAGGCCAAGGATAGGGGTTACAACCCTAGCATCGAGACTGACCCTCGTGTGATGGTGGAAGAATCCCTTTGGTGGGCTGAGAACCATAACACTCGTTACCTGAAGAAATCATTTGATGTAATCAAGGAGCTGGAGGCTGAGGGTGTTTCCTATGATGTTCTTGGTAAATGGCTGGAGCTTGACCGTATCATTAATGAGCGTTCGTCCCTTGCAAACCCCGGAGGCATAGGGCCGCTTGCTGCCAAAGAGCAGTTGATTGCACTCCGCAATAGGCTGGGTCCCAGGCGCTCCGGTCTTATTCAGAACTGGGCCGCACCCAGGTTGCACGATTTATTCTTTGAGGTAGCTGAGATGGCCGCTCAAGAGGGTGTCATTAATGCCACTACATTTGACCGTGTTATTAAGCCGAACCGAAATGCCTATGTTCCCTTTGCAGTGATGAAATATCTGCAGGCCAGCATGCCTGCGGGGGTTAAACGTCAGTACGGTACATTTGAGAAGATTGCCAACCCGCTCACCTCCATGCTGATGAAGGCCGTGAGTATGCACAACTTTATTGCTGTCAATAAAGCTAAGCGCACTGTGCGCGACCACCTGCTTGAATGGCATGGGGGTGATATTAAGAAAACAGCAGTTAAGAAGTACCGTGACCCTGCAATAAAAGACAGGGAAGCTAACCCGTTCTGGGAGAAGCCAATCCCTGACCCTGATTTCGGAATCCTTACGGTGTTTGAGAATGGTAGGCCGGTCCATTACGATGTGGACCCATTGATAGCTGATGGCTTTAACCATGAAACCCATGCCTCTCTGCAGGCTATGGCCGGTTTCTTCACTGAAACATTCCAGAAATGGCTCTATCCTATTTTCATCACCTACAATATTGGGTTTCATGGTTCCAACGTGGTTAGGGACTTTGGCCGTACCAGGCGGACTCTTAAACTTTCCCGCAGGGAGATGCTTGGGGAGTATCTCAAGGCAATGGATGCGGGATTTGTTAGGATGAAGGGCTCTAACGAGCACCCTCTGCTTGCAGAAATGATGGGTAACATGGCTATTGGGCCTGCTAATAAGCGCCACACCCAGCATTACGATGAGCAGGGCACTGTTGGGCAACAGTTGGAAGAATACGGCCTTATTAATCCTGAACCTGAAACCCTGATGGATAAGCTGGGTAAATACAGGTTAATGAGCTGGATGGCTAACCTTGGCGACCTCTTTGAGGCTCTGCCTAAGATTTCCACTTACAAATACCTGCGGCGTTACAATAAAAAGACTCCCCGTGACGCAGGCTTTACTGTTAGGAACTATGCAGGCACCCCTCATACCCGTAGAGCCGGGGCTTATGCTTCAATCATTAAGGCTAAGATACCTTTCTTTAATGTGTTTAAGGAGGGTATGAAGGCGGATTACGAGATGGCTTCAGGCTCTTATGGCCATACCCGCACCCATCCCCACAAGAAGGGGCACTCATCTCCTGAAGATAAAGCCAAGAAGAAGGGTTGGGAGCGGGCAAGGACTGCGGCAGGATGGTGGTGGTGGTATGTCAAGGCTCATGGATTACTTGCCCTCTTTCAGGGATTATCGGATGGTGGTTTTATTGGTGATGATGCTAAAGAGCTCTACAACGGTGTTTCTGAGTACGATAAGACCAATTATCTGATTGTGCCGCTTGGCCAGCAGGCCGGTGGTGATTACGGCAAGAAAACGGTTTATATCCGTATTCCAAGAGACTTTACTGCTCAGTTTGTTAGTGGATTAATATACAAGCTCACCCGGCAATTTGGAGACAACCCCTCCAAGCTCCATGAAGCTCTAAACTATACAGTTGAACAGGGTCCAAGTGATAATCCCCTCATCTCAGTTCCAGGGAAATGGCTGGAGTACGCTCAGGGGAGGAATCCAGAAGATGCCTTCCGCGACAGGCCCATTCTTAACCGCACTCAGGAGGGCCTCAGAGGCCTTGAAGGGGCTAAGGGTATGGCAACATGGTCACTGAATCAAATGGGCGCTAGAGACGCATTTAACTTCACTAAATTAGCGGATGACGAGCAGGATGGGTTTATTGCAAGCCTTGCTCTCCACACTCCTCTTGTTAATCGCTTTTTGAAGGTGTCGGATTATGGTTATCGAGAGCAACAGTTTAACCAGTTAAGCGAGAAGCAACGCGCAAGCCTTATCCACCGCGAGAAGTATGGCGAGGCCACCAAGGACGCTCTGCGGAAATACTACCAGCTTCAGCGCTTCGGGGAGCAGGGCCGCACTCCGCAGCAAGAAGCTGATTTCGAGGACCTTAGTTTTTGGTATCAGAATGATTTCAATAACTATAATACTGATATACTCTCTGCAATGGAATTAGGCATGAAGGCACAGGCTGAAAAGCTCAGGAGGCACCTTGAAAAAATCACGGAAACGCAATTCAAGCAGTGAGTCAGGCACCATAGCTGAAACTGCTACCGCTACGGCCCTCCTTCGTGAGGGTTTTGGTGTTTCTTTTAGTCATGGGGATTACATGGGGTGGGATATTATTTCTGACTGGGATGGTAAAATTAACCGGGTACAGGTCAAGACTGCCACTCGCGTTAGAACCTCCTATCATGTCAACATGGGTAAGTCGGGTAAGAATGGTTCTCTTTATACTCGGGAGCAAACTGATGTGATTGCCGTGTTCCTCCCTTATAGCCGTGATTACAAGGAGCTCAATGATGATGGTATCTATATCATTCCGGTTGGTGAGGTTAATAAAACCACTGCTCACTTTTGGCCTGCGGGTCTGGGTGCGAGAAAGGATAATTTGTGTCAGTACCAAAAGTACCAGGATGCGTTCAATTTGCTGAAGTAAAGCGGGTCAAGGTCATCCACGGCAAGTTTGGCAGGGAACGAGCTTGGGGCATGGCTGAGGGCCACACCATCTGGCTGGACAAGCGCCTGCGGGGTAAGCGCCGTTTAGAGATTACCTTGCACGAGCTGGTCCATCTGCTCTACCCTGAGGAGAGTGAAGAGAATGTCGATGCCGCAGGTAAGTTGCTCAGTAGAGTCCTCTGGAAAGAGGGTTACAGAAAGGTTGAGGAATAAGATAGGGCGTGAGATAGGGTGTGTAAAAAAGAAACCCCCGTTTTACCGAGGGTTTTTTGCTTTATCTCCAGCCTTCCAAGCTAATGACGCGAGTTCGATTCTCGCCACCCGCTCCAACTTTTCAGTGTTATTCTTTAACTCCCCACTGCAGAGAGTTGCAGAGATACTAGCCAGATACGGAGAGAGATAGGGTGTGTGGTAGGGTGTGTGATTCGGGCAACCATTTAGCCCATGCGGTCTTGTTTGGGTCCTCTGGTAGCCAGTCTTGTTTCTTTTTTCCACCCCAACCCGGCTCGTTAATGCCGTAGACTTGAACAACCAAATCTGGTCCCCCCTTGTGGCCTAAACGCATTGCGATTTCGCCATCACTCACACCCTGACTGCGGAGTGTGTGGACAAAGAAAGCTCTCATCCCGTGGGATGAGCGGCCATTTCGCCGTTTCCCGTTTACTATCTTGTCTGGGATTCCCAGCTCATCACAAGCCCACTTGATTACTTGCGTGATATGGCTTGATTCTGGCTCAACTTTCCCACCATCACGATTCGGGAAGAACCAAGGAACTTTCCGCCCGTAGACCTCTTCTCTGTAGGTGGCTTTATGCCAAGCACGATGACTCTGAATGAGGTCGTATAGGGCTCTGTTACCATCCACCTGCTCAAGCAGAATATGAGGGTTACAGCCTTTCTTGCTTCGCTCCACGAACATCCATGCCGGGTCTGTGGCCCAGCTCATATGGCCCGTCTCTTTTGGTTTAGCATCCATTCGGGCTCTGAGGAGCTCACTCTTGCGAGGTGACATTAATGCTTCAAACAGTAAGGCCCAACCGACAGCAACCCTTGCATTGTGAGCATACACCGAGCAGTATTTTTTGCGGGGTGCATTAATGATTAGGCCGCAGAACTCATGCAGCTCCTCGTCGCTCTTACACATGAAATCGGTGCAGTGAGCAACCTCCTCGCACTTCTGGTACTTCTTCCGGTTGTTGCAAACCTCAGGGAGTCTCTTGACCAGCTCTCTTCGTCTGGCCCACTTAAAGAGGCCACTCAACTTATCAAGTGCGGTATCGGTTGCCCTGGCATTTGCTCCCTCGGCCAGGCCCTTTGTTTTCCATGAAAAAAAGGCATCCAAGTCCTTGGGGCTAATGGCTTCAGCCTCATACGACCCAAAGAACTCTATAGCCGACTTGATTGCGGCCTTGTATTCACCCTGCCTCTGCTCTGTTAGGAGGCGCGGGTCATCCTTAAAATCGGGATAACCCGCATCCTCCCATGCGGCATAAAGCGAATCCACGGTGGTGAGTGCCACCACGCTTTTAGCCGCAAAAGGGTCTTTCTCTGGGGGCTCTAAACCGTTCCGCACCTTGTCGTGCAAGCTCTGCTTACGCAAGGCTTCAATTCGGGCGGTGCTCTTTGTCATGGCATCTAGCTGCCTATCCCTATTAACACCGTTTATCTTGAAACGATAAATAAACTTACCGGAGTGGGACTGGTACAGGTTAGGCACCTTTAATTCTGTTGGATTCCTTTTCCACTTTTTACTTTTACTCATAATTTATGCTTTCCATACTCTCAATTTGTTATTAATAGGGTCAAAATTCGTGCGGTAATTGCGTATTACTTTTGACCGTTTCAGTCGATGAAGCACCTGCCTGACCGCCCACATCTCACTGGCACCATCAACTTTAAGGGTGAAGCTTTCACCCCTTCTCATATCCCTAAATTCTGCAGTGATAGCCTCTGCATATTCGCCAAGTTTACGGCCCTTTTTTGGCTGTAACGATTCTCTGTCTCTCTTTAATTTAATAGCCATAAGATTATTCCTTTGATTAATAAAATGCTTACAAGGGCCATTGCGGCCCCCACAAGCAGCTCTCTGCACTCTTTCCTCATACGATAGTCCTCCTCTTCTCATCCTCAGCCTGAACTCGTTCCATATACTGTTTGTAATGGGCCTTGCCGTACTGGAAGGCCTCTTGGGGTGGAATGAGCTCGTTGTGCGCTTGTGCGTAATCCTCAAGCACCGCAGGTATCCAATCGAAGTCGAACGCAACGCAGTATTCTCCTGCTTCGGCTGCACCTGCTTCAATGGCTTTGTCGAAAGCTCTGTCCAGCTCTCGCCCGACAAGGCCCGCCCAGCGCCGCATCTCGAAGGAGCCAACACTGTTCCGCTTCCACTCAATCAAACTGGCGAGGTTCATGGTTTTATCGTTTTGAATCTCTGCAGTCCTCTCCAGTAATTTCTTGTAGCTATGCGGCGCTGTTATTTCGATGCAGTATTCCCATACAATCAGCATGCTATACTCTTCGCCCGTGATGTCGTTAGTCATATTTTCTTTGCTCATATTTCTTGTCCTTCTTCAATTTGTTTATCTGTAAATCCGAGCGCCTTCAGGCATTCCTCGTGGTAATCTCCCTCGCCTGTCTCTGGGTGTTTCAAGTCCTCATCCATCGCAATATCATTGCCGCAGTGGTCACACTCGCGGCCCATGCACTCCGCGCATGCGTACCCCTCGCGCATGGCTTTGTTTGGCCCTGCCTCGTCGAGGTCATTGGGTCGGTCTGCAGGGATGCGGTTCACATATCTACCGGAGCCGTAAAATGTTGGCTCCAAGCAATGCACGCAGGGGTCAAGGTCACGCACCTGCATCTTGAGAGCTGGTGCAGGCCATGATGGCCTGCGTGCGTGAAGCGCTGGCCACCATGAGGCTCTATTGTCTTGGCCCCTGTAAGCGTAATTACACCACTCACCGAGCAGTACCACCCACTTGTCAGGGTTCCGCTCTAAAAGCGTCCACAAGAGGGCCTGTGCGTGTTCTACGCCCTTCCTAGCGCCCTCCTTTATCACCTGCTTATATTCGTTATGTTTTTGTTGGTGTTTACTCATACCACGCTCTCCCCGTTATATTTAGCGTCGAGGTGTTTGATAAGGAAGCTAGGCAAGTAGACTCGCGGGCAGTCGTAGCCCGTTTCCACACTCTCACCAATGAGCTCTTTGCCGTCCTTGTCCTTGATTGAGTCAATGATAGTGTTATGCATGGATCCGCTGCACTCGCAAATTAGCCCAAGCTTTTCAATGTGTTCTACTATCTCCGGTGTGAACACTTCACCGTCACCGTCACCGTATCCGAACTTGCAAAAGGCCTCGGTCCAATTGATATGCTTCCTGCTGTCAATTGTCTGCCCGCAAGTGCGGCAGAAATTAATTTCAACAGTAACCTCCTCAACACCCACCTCGGTTTCACATTCATCACAGTACCAGTCTATACCTTCACACTCACTGAATACCTCCATGCGCTGCGTTTGTTCATCCCAGTATCCGTGACACATCTTGTGTAATGTGGTGCCGTGTGCTCCGCAATTTTCGCATTTTATTATTATATTCATTGTTTGATTTCTCCTCTCTCTTTTTCCCAATCACCTAAACATGCCTCCTGTTCCACTTTATCCATTGGTGTTGGGGTAGCCTTGGCCAGTATCTCAATAAAGAGCTCAACCTGTCTGAGGGGTGCACAATTGAACGCACTTCCTGTCGCTTCCGCCGCTAGCGCATCTGAGCACCTTCCCCAAGCGCTATTCCCCCAGAGGACAAAAACCTCTCCCTGATGTTTGCCTACTCCATAGATTGAATCTGTCCACTCTCCTTTAATAACGAAGTAGCTTTCTCTAATTAGGTTCTCACCTATTTCAATTTTGTGGCCGTCGGGTAAGGCAGCACCCAGCCGCTCTACTTGAGCGGCTAGGTGGGCCTCGTATTTTTCCCGTGCTTCAATATATTCTGTTTTGATATTCATTATTAATTATTCTTCTCTCTCTTCTGCTGGTTCAATATCGATTAACACAACTTCACCTTGTCCGGTGATGTAGTATTCATAGTAAGGATTAGAGGAGCCCTTTACGGGCTCCTCTGTTCCTGTGTGGGGTATGACTTGGTGCATCATTCCTCACCCTCCTCGTCCTCCTCAATAAGCCCTTCACTGTGGCACATGTCGGCAACATCGTCCTCGCTCATATAAGTGAGGCATGCGTTGATTATTTCATCCTTGGCGTAAATGCCCTCATCAAGGCCCTCAAGGAGCTTGTTGGTGTATTTGCGTGGCATTATTTGCCCCCCTTTATTTGGTCAATGTGGACAGCTTCAGCGCTGCAGATGAGGTCTGAAAGGCAAAGCACTTTCCCCTCCTTCGCGTCCTTTTCTGCTGCGTCCCAATTAGCCTTATTTTCACGCCTGCGGCCCTCCGCAGTGCTGGCGTTGTGTGTGTACCTCACTGGGTCGTCATGCGTTCCAGCGGCCTTATGTGGCTCGTCAATGGTGGCAAGGATTCGCCTGTCAAGTTCTGCTATTTTCTTGGCAAGGCTATTGTGTTTTTTCTGGGTGTGCTTTGTGAAGCCCGCACCCCTGACACATGCGGTGTCAAGGGTGTTTAGCTCGCGCTCTAGGTTGTCACGCTGCGTTTGCAGCTCAGTGATGCTGGTTCGTGTGCGACTCATTGTGACACCTCCTCACCCATACCCGCAGCGCAGTAAGCTTCGTCAAACTTGTTACGGTCTGCGGCTTCTGCTGCGGCCTGCTTGGCCTCGTAGTCTGCCTTGGCGTAACCACTGAATATCTCCAGACACCGGAGCGCGGTTTCATCGCGGATGGCTTCAACAATCGCCTGCGCTTTGCGTTTGCCGAACGAGATAACCCGTTGACCGTCGCGGTGGATTTCGAGCGTGTCGTTGCCTTTGAAAGAACCTTGTTTAATTTCAATCATGCTACGGCCTCCTTGTCTGCCATGATGGTAAAGAACTTGTGAAGCCCGCGAGCATGGACACTGTCGACGCTCTTAGGGGTCACGCGGTTGAACTGCTCGCGCTCAAGTTCAAAGGATGGGTCTTCAATTGGGTCGTAAATGTAATTCACAAACCCCTCGCTGACTTCCTTTTCGGCGAGTCGTGCATGACAAATAACATGCTTGCCGTACTTGGTGGTGGTGATTAGATGGCCGAGCGCGTAAGTCTCGGCAGTCCATGAACCGCGAGCATTGCGGCCTATTTTTATTTCTGGTGAATTCATTCCTCGCCCTCCTCTAATACCTGTTCAATACAATCATCGATTGCGTAGCGAACTGTTGTTCTGGTGGTTCCGAATTTACCCGCAAATTCCATCACGCTATGCGGCGTGAATATGTCCGAAACGGTCACATCTGGGAGGTCAGGGTTTTGATTAATAAAGTTCTCGACTTCAGGCCACACTGAGCGCTGGATGTCGCTTATGCTTGCTTGATTATATATACTCATTTTTTTTTGGATTTATTTTAATGCTGCACAGTGTCGCACAGCTCGGGTAAGGTGCCACAGTGCCCCGCAGTGTGCAAGTAATTATTTCGTAATCTATTCGTAACCCTGTTGACAAGTTTTTGAGAGGGGTTACAATCTGAGGCCGAAGGCCGAAGTGTTACAGAGCTTTAACTGTTAAGGGCGGCCCACCAAGGGCCGCAGCGAAGGGTGAGAATGGAATGCAGAGCCCTCATAGGCCTCTCTCTTTGTGCGTAGGAATAACTACCAACGGTTTACCCTCATTATTCATATCTGACCGTATATACTGTACTATAAGCTGGGCACGACCAATGCCCAACTCACCACTGCGGCGTTCTATAAACTCCAAGAGCTCTTTCGGCATTGATACAGTAATCTGGCTAGGCTTCTTTTCCATAGACCTAAAAAAGTTATAATCAGCTAAAAAGCAACACAATACCGCAGAGGGCATGCAGAGCCCCGCAGAGCCCTCACTGTTAACAGGTGGTTAATTGGCCGATAAAAAGACGATGTTGCACACTGCGGAACATGGGTTATTTTCTCTCTCATGACTGAAAAGCGCATCGAGGAAATAATCCAAGTGTTACAGTCCATTAATGCTAGCCTTGAGCCTATCATAGACGCTGGCCGTCCTTTCCTTAATTACAAGGAAGCCGCAGGCATAGCACGCTGCAGGCCTGATACAATTCAGAGGCTAGTTTCATCGGGTAAACTGAAAAAGCAGGGTTTCAGCTCTCAAATCCCACTGGTGCGGAGAGATGAGCTCCTTGAGCTCCTCAATAAGGGTGAGCCAATTACCGGAGTTAATTGATGGGAGTTCATAACCTCGCAAAGACTTCAGACGAGCGCAGAGCGGCCATCAGAGGCCTTCTGGCCCGTGGCATGACTATCAAGGCCATTACAGAGCAATTAAAATGCAGCGCTCACACAGTTACAGCAGTGCGGGAGATGGATGCAGAGCCAATAGCAGACGAGCAGGCCACGCTTGCTAAGAAGTGGACGAACGTCGCACAGCTTGGAGTTGAGCAGATACAGGAGCGCCTTGCCGGGGGTGAAGAGCCAGGTCTTAAGGAATTATCGATTGTTTCAGCCGTGGCGACAGACAAATTGCTGGCGCTCAAGGGCGAACCGACGGCCAGAGTCGTACATGAGCGTGCTGATGGCCCTGCAGAGCTTAAAATGATGCTGGAGGAAGCATTGAAGGCTGCGGAGGAAAAAAGGGCTGCGGTTGATGTAGGGCCTGAGGAAGGGACTGCAGAGCTTAAAGAGGATAAAGAGTCTATAAAAGAGGGTATCACTCCAGCTCAGAGAGCTGCAGCAGAGCTTCAGCCCCCTTCGGGGCCTGAATCTATATTAGCGGCCAACGAGGGGCGGGGGGGGTCGGCGAAGCCGCACCCTCCCCCGAAACAAAATGATTCCCCCATAGAAAAAATTTCACCAAATGTTGATAGCTGAAATTATAGCTGACGTTTACCCAGGCTGCATGGCCCTTGAACCTCAAGAGGATTGGGATGATGCAATTGTTGGTGTCTGCCATTGTTACGGCCATGAGCCGCGTATTGCTTACGATTACGACATGGTAATCGATAAGCTAGTTAAAGACGGTCTGGACCCTGATGAGGCTACAGAACATTTCAACTTTAATATTATAGGTGCCTGGGTTGGGCCTACTACCCCGGTGTTTGTTGAGAGATTTGGTGAGGAGGATTTTGATGCGAGCCGAAACTGAGAGCTTTGTATTGGCATTAATTACCGCAGCCGTGTTTGCGTGGATTGCGGGAAGGATATTGAGTTTATGACGACTAACGAGAAGGAATTGGCTGAGAAGCTTGGAGTGCCAAGGAGTGTACTTCGTGAGTTCCGCAGGGAGATGGAAGAGGGGAGAGACTGGGGTAAGGTTAAGGGGAAGATAACCTACACCGCAGACGGGGTGCGGATTATTGAGGAGAAGCTTGGGTTAAGAGAGATTCCTGAGGGGTTTTACTTTAAGGATAAGGAGTATAAAGAGGTAACAGTTAAGCGCAGTGGGTTTCAGAACAAGCGTGTTCTGCTTTGTGTTGATGAAGAGGGTAAGACTACTTGGGTGAGGGTTAGGGATAATAGTAATTATTGTCCTTATCTGACTACAGGCAAACCGATGACTTTAACTGTGAGGAGAGATGGAGATGGTTGGATAAAAGAGGGAAGAGGTCCGCGTTATGTTGGTAGATGGTAGAGGAAAGTATAAGGGAGCTAATGGTAGACCTGATTCTCGTTGCCTACGAGGATTACCGGGTATTCCAGAGGCATGGCCTGATTGTGAGGGGTCGGGTAGTGGCTGGTCAAAAGGTCCGGGTGAAGAATGCGAAGATAACAGATGTGAGCTCAGCAGTGTGGTTCTTCTGGCAAGGCGGCGTGGAAATCGCCGCAGAGCTGGGTGGTTTAGAGATGGATGTGGAAGCCATCAAGAGGAAGTTGGAACCGGAGGACTACAATGAACTCCAGGCAGAAGGGTAAGCGTGGTGAATTGGAGTGTGCGCACTGGCTGCGGTCCCACGGGTGGGAAGCCCGCAGGGGTCAACAGTTTAAGGGAACTGCTGATAGTCCCGATGTGATAACAGGGATTCCTTATCATATAGAGGTGAAGCTGCGGGAAGCATTGAATTTATATAAGGCTATGGAGCAGGCCGCTGAAGAAGCTCCAGAGAGTAAAGTGCCGGTTGTTTATCACCGGAAGAATAGAACTGAACCGCTGGTTACTATGAGGGCTAATGATTGGGCTGAATTAGTGAAGGCTGTTTACCCACCAGTAAAGGAATGAGTATGGAAGAAGTGCAAGACAAAGTGCAGGATAATGGTAATGGCTTTGATAAGCTGTTTACAGCAGTAAGTAAGTTTCAGGGACAGCTTAAAGCTGCCCTGAAAACGAAACAGGGATATACGTATAAATATGCGGATATAGCCGGGGTTATTGAAGCCGCACAAGCGCCGTTAAAGGAAAACAATTTATGTGTTATCCAACCCACACAAACACTACCTGATAAGAGTGTTTTGCTTGAAACAATACTCGGCCATGCGAGTGGCCAGAATATTAAAGGTACACTGCCTGTTGAGCCGGGTGGAAAGAAAACAAGCCAGGATATGGGTGGGGCTCTTACTTATGCTCGCAGGTATGCTTATATGTCTATTCTGGGTTTACCTGTTGCCGATGATGATGGAGCAAAAGCATCAGGCAAGCCCGCTCCACTGGAGGAGTATTTTGTTGTAAATGCTGACAAGGTTAATGCTTACCTGAAGAGCATTGGTTTTATTAAGGAAGGCCAGACATGGCAGAATCTTACTGCTGCCAATAATAAGAAGGTGGCTACTAAGTTTGATGACTTCAAAGCCAAGGTTGAGGCTCATGCAGCATCATAAAGATTTACCCCCGTCCAGTGCCCCTGCGCTTTTGCAGTGTCCCTGTTACAAGTCCGATTCCGCAAGCACACCCGCTGCGGAGAGGGGCACCATAATACATGAGTGCCTTGGTGCGGCCCTACAGGGTGTTGGTATGCCTCACTCACTGCAGGGTGAGGATATGGAAGAAATGCTGTGGGCTTTAGCCTACATCACTAAGAAACGGAAGGTGCCTGGCGGGGTAATAGTTGAGGAGTTGGTTAGTGTAAAAGATAGAGACAATAAAACAGAAATTAGCTTCGGCCACGCCGATGCACATGAATTGGAGAAATAGAGTATGGGATTATTATTACACTGCGGTGCGAGTACCGCATCAGAGAAGGCCGTTAGGGCCGTTAGGGCTACAGCAAAGAGCCTGACACATGAACCACTGGACCACGGTGAGTTTATTGATATGACAAGAGGTGCGTTAAGTGATTTGGGTATTGAAGCCGGTGAAGGCCAGTACGGCCTCACCCCGGACGGTGAGGACCTGTTTGGGCTTATAGAGCTGCCTAAGAATGTTGAGTTGCCGTATATGGAAAACGTAAGGGACCGTTTAAGGAGCCCCTACAGTCCTAGTGCAGGTTGTACTCAGATGGTTCATGCTGTAAGGAGGGGTGTTATGCCTGTTTCAATGATGAAGGCTGTTGCTGACGAATATTTTAATAGTGAGAGTGATGCTCAAAGGGAGGCGTTTCAGGATAAGTGGGACGCTAATCGTTTAGTGCAGGCTTTTACCCATGTAAACCAGAAAAAGATGGGTAGAGCTGCAAGTGATTTCTCTGTATTGAATCGAATCGCAAGCCGTAGCAATGCGTTTATGGATATGGTTTTAAGAACACTCCCTCCTGTTTCAGAGCAGCAGGAGAAGTTGTTTAGTGAGGATAAGGATAGTCGCTATGTTATAGGGCTCAGGAATAGCAATAGGATGAAGTTCCGTGCTGGTTTTCTGCTGGCTGAGGCTCCGTTTGTTTGTGACAACCTGGCCTTCTGCGGTGAGGTTAGGGTGCAGCACAAGCATACCCTGAACATTCACACGAAGTTGCCAGCCCTCATAAAGGAAAAGCTTAATAGTCTTATGACAGGGAACCTTGGCCAAAACTAATGCCTACAAAGATTAATAAGCCCTTTACCAGGGAAACTGCCGTCACAATCAGGGATGCTGGCCGCGATAGGGTTATCTGTATTGAGGTTCATCCCACCCATATTGAGGCCTGGCCGAAGAACACGAATTATAGGCTTAGATTGCCTATAGATAAAATGTGGAGGCTGATGGAGCTTAGATCCGAGGGGATGTTAAGGGATTGAAAACCATAGTTCATGTTAACCAGCACGTTATTAAGAGCAATCATAAGACGGGCGAGAGGGAGCCGGTTCTAACAGTGAAGAACTACAAGAGTAATACCTACGCGCATGAGGTCGATATTCTCGGCCCATGCCGTGTAGTGTATAGCCCTGATAAGCCGCTGAAGTGTGGTGCCAGGGTTTGGATAGAAACTAAGGGTGAGGTGAAGTTGCATGGTTAATATACCTGACGGTTATCACCCGCAGTTTGATATTGACCTGCGGTATGGAAAGGAGTGCGAGCGATTGGTTGCCAAGATGCTTACCGGATTCCATGAGGTGAAGTCTGACAGGATGGCCCTGAATACCGGCAACCTGTTTGTTGAGTTTGAGTACAAGGGGAATCCAAGTGGAATCGAAACCACTGCGGCTGACTGGTGGACGTTCCACCTTGATAATGGGATGTATTTTATATTGAGTAAGGATAAATTAAGAGAGCTCTGCGTTAACACTACTATTGTTAACGGTGGGGACCAAATGGGCAGCAGGGGTTACTTGCTGCCTTTGAAGAGGATTTTTAATGGTAAGACTATTTGACTTAAAGACAGGGCAGAAGCGCAATTATAGACCGCAGATGGCTTTTTACGCATTGGGGCTTATGCAAAAATATAATGAGCGCAAATGTGAGGTTCACTTGGTTTATAGTAAGTATAAGGACGCGGATGTTTACACGATTACCAGGGAAGAGGCAGAAGATGTTGTCTTTCGTATCGTTGATTCCGTCAAGAGCCCGGATAAGAAGGAAACTCCATGCGATTATTGCAATTGGTGTTCTCGTCGGGGCAAGTGTTCGGCGCTTACTGAAATGGTTAAAATAATTATTAAGGAAGATTTCGACTGTGAGGATATGGGCAGGAAGCTCGATGCGGCCACTAAGGCCGCTGCCTGGGCTGAAGGTGTCAAGAGAGATGCCCTTGCTGCGGCCCGAGATGGTGAGGTGCCTGAAGGCTATACCCTTGTTTCAAAGGCAGTCGGAGAAAACAAAACAACAACATACCTACGAAAGGGAAAACGAGATGCCTAGCATCGTATTACCAGCAGATAAGGAGCAAGTCTCCAGGGAGCCTCTCGCAGAGGGGAAGTATAACTTTGAGATTATTGGCGCTGAATTTAGCCAAACTCAAAATGGAAATGATGTCATGGAGATTCAGCTCCGTGAGGTGAATGATAGTCGTCGAGTATGGACAAAGCTGTTTTTCACGCCCGCAGCGGGGTGGAAAATAAAGTCATTACTCAAAGCGGCTGGTTGTGAGATTACTGAGGGGCAGGCTCTGGATATTAATGAGGAGTATGTGGCCGGTAATTTGGTGGGAAAAAAGGTTGCGGGTGAGGTGGAGATTAAGGAATACAACGACAAAAAGAGAAACGATATAAAACGATTCTCAGTATCAGAGCCTTTCTGATATAATGAGTTCCGTGGGTTTCATTCATTCAAAAGGAATAAAGACATTCCTGATACCCCTGCACAGACCATGCGGCATTTGTGGCCGCGTGGGGTTGTGCAGGTGGTATGATATGGAGTTTCAGGAACCACTCTGCAAGCAGTGTACTGAGGTTGATTTAGCTATTGACGCAACACTAAACTCTTTATCCGGTTACTGTAGGCCCCGTAGAAATGATTCCTTCAAGGACCGCTGATTTCATCTCAAACGGTGCGTCCAAGGGGAACCGTAATGAGGAGTTATTTAATGCAGCTTGTCAGTTGCGTGATTCCGGTATGAATAATAAAGAGGCATTTGATTTACTGGGACCAGCAGGTGCCAGCTCCGGCCTTGGGGCAGCGGAGTTAATTGGGACAATTCAAAGTGCCTATGCTCGAACGGCCAGGGAACCCGCTACCTCCCGAAGCTATAAGCCGATTGAGCTGGTGCCGACAAGGAAGCGGATGCCCTCCCCTAAGCAGGAACCTATAGCCAAACTTGTAAGGGCTGCGTTTTCTGAGGGGGAGCGTATCCGTGTCTGTCGTGGAAATGGAACTGATGGCCGCCCACAGGGTGCGGGTATTTTACATTCATGTGAGGAGTTGGTTGAGTCTCCAGGTGTTCTTGAGCTTGATGATAATGGGACCTTTATTGCCATCAACCCTATGGATGGGGGGATAAAGGATGTTGATGTTACCAGTTACAGGCATTGTTTGGTCGAGTTTGATGATGAGCCTATTAATGTTCAGTGGAAACTTATAGAGCAAAGCAAGCTTCCGGTTACTGCGGTGATTTATAGTGGAGGTAAAAGCCTGCATGCCTGGGTGCGGGTGGATGCGTTGACACGCGAGGAATATGATGAGCGTGTTGATACTGTTTACGATTATTTTTCAAACTACAATCTGGATACAAAGAATAAGAACCCCGGTAGGTTGTCCAGATTGCCGGGCGCAAATCGTAACGGGAAAACCCAGGATTTGCTGGCCATTAAAATCGGTTTACCTGACTGGGATGGCTGGATTGAACACATGGAAAGCCTCTCTGCGGGGCCAACAATGAAGTTATCCCACTTGCGCGGGTATCTTAACCGAGGGGACAAAACCTCCTTACTCGGTAGCAGGTGGCTCTGTGAGGGAGGGTCCTGTGTTCTTTCCGGTCCGTCCGGTATTGGCAAGTCAGCTCTCGCCATGCAAATGGCCATGCTTTGGGCAACCGGCCAGACCGCGTTTGGTGTTAGATGTTCCAGGCCGTTAAAGTCTTTAATTATACAGGCAGAGAATGATAAAGGGGACCTGGCTGAAGAAGTGCTTGGCGTTGAAGCTGGTCTTGGGATTAATGAGCCTGACTTACTGGATAAGAATATAAGCATTATTCATTGCACCGCATTCGCCGGGGACAGGTTTATTTCAATGCTTAATAAGATTATTGAAAAGCATAAGCCTGATGTTTGCTGGATAGATCCACTGTTCTCATACATTGGTGGTGATGTTTGTTCGCAGGAGGTTTGTAGTAGGTTTTTAAGGGAGGGCCTTAATCCTATCAGCGCAAGAACGGGAGTGGTTTGGATGGTGATTCACCACACCACGAAGCCCAGGGAGCATGAATATGCAGGTAGTTGGCAGTCTTATGACATGTTTGGTAGTGCTGAGCTGGTTAATTGGGCTCGTGCGGTTTGTCTACTAAAGCCTAGAAATGGTAATTTTTGTCTTACCTTTGCCAAGCGTGGAAGGCGTGTTGAGCAGGAAGAGGTGATGTTAAGGCATTCGGTTGAGGGGGTTTGCTGGGAGGAGCTTGATGATGATACCGTCTATTGCGACCAATAAATTTAATCAGACACCGGACGCAATGATTCCGGCTCTATCTGATTTAGAGATTGAAACCCTACTTCAGTCAAAGGGTGTTGATTTTGTCATGGACTTCCTTCAGAGACGGGAAAAGTCCATAGCTCTCGCAAAAGAGGACCCATTGAATTACGGATTTGAATTGGAGTGCTGGAAAGAAGCTAGAAGCCAATTAACTGAGGCAGATGAGCTTTTAGTTCTGGGAGGGAATCGTGCCGGGAAAACTGAATGGGCTGCCAAGTTGGTTAGCGAAACACTTACACAGAAGGAGAATGCCGTAGTGTGGTGCCTTCATAGTTCCTTGCCATCCTCCATTGAATTACAGCAACCCGTGGTCCGCCGCTACTTGCCCCCGCAGTGGAGGGCTATGGGGAAAAGGGGTCAGGTAGCGAATGTATCCTTTACCGTGAAAAACGGGTTTAGCGAGCAGGTGTTTGTGTTGCCCAATGGATCCAGGTGCCGATTCCTGAACTACACACAGGATATTCGGGTTTTGGAGGGCGGTGAATGCGACTTGATATGGTGCGATGAGCTTGTCCCGCTCACCTGGCTCGAAACATTGCGGTTTCGTATTGTTACTCGCCAAGGGAAATTAGTAATCACCTTTACCCCAGTGAAGGGGTACAGCATGACGGTGAAAGATTATATTGCTGGTTCAAGTGTGATTAAGACCAGGCATTCGGAGTTATTGCCTGATACGGTTAATGTCCAGAATTGTCCAGTTGGCACAATGCCTTATGTTATGCAGCCCTATCGCAAGAACGCCAGGGCAATGACTTTCTTTTCAGAGGACAACCCTTACGGAGGTTATGAGAACATCAAGAAAATGCTCGATGGGAAACCATCTTCAGAAATTAAGATTCGGGCCTATGGTTGGGCCGAAAAATTGGATGGCAACACGTTTGCCAAGTTCGATGAGGCTGTTCATGTCATACCCCCTAACAAAGTACCGAAAGAGGGGACGCGGTACTGTTCGTGTGACCCGGCAGGATTAAAGAATTGGTTTATAAAATGGTATCTGGTTGATGAAATTGGGCGGGTGTTTTTGTATCGGGAATGGCCCGATAGAAGGATATACGGTGAATGGGCTTTACCCAGCGAGAAGCCTGATGGTTCTCCTGGCCCGGCTCAGACAAACGAACAGGGCCGTAGTATTGTTGGTTATAAGCGGTTAATACTGGAGCTGGAGGGCTGGAAGTGGAATGAGGAGCTTGGTGAGTGGGACGGTAAGAATGCTGAGGATATAGCAGCCAGGTATATTGACCCCCGCATGGGGGGTGCAGAAGTACCTTCTGCGGAAGAGGGAACTTCTATAATTTCCTTAATGGAGGATATTCAGCAGAAAGATGGACAGAATATAGGCCCATCAATGGTGTGGCTCCGTGCAGACGGTGGCTCCATTGATGAAGGCATTCAGATGATTAATGATTATATGGATTTTGATGACTCAGAGAGTATTAATGTTATGAATAGTCCGAGGTTTTTTGTTACTGATGAGTGTGAGCAGAGCATATTCGCATACCATGAATATACAGGTAAGGACGGCCTTAAAGGGGCAATGAAAGACGTAATAGACCCTGATAGGTATTTTCTTAAAAGTGGCCCAGTGTATTATGACACCAATGTGCCTTTATTTACTGATGGAGGGGGTTATTGATGGATTTACAGCAGTGGAAGCAACTTCCCTTAATGATGAGCCGCTCAGACCTCTACCTCTGCGGCCTCACTAAAAATGATGTCCAGGCCCTGGTCGAGGAAGGCCTGTTAACACCCTGGAAGAAAAAGGATGATGCTTATGCAAAATATCGCAAAACAGAGGTTGCGAAAATCGTTGGCCTTCCTGTATAAAATATTTGTGGAATATTAAGTAATGAAAGACGAACTTCTTGAGGCGAACAGAACGCCAAATCTTTCTGTTATTCACGGCGAGTTTCAGCGCAGTGTGGATGAGTCATATCGTAGCCGCCAACAAACTGCAGAACGCACCCGTTATGCTTTCTGGGAGGAGCAGAGTGATGACGGAAAGAAGTGGGATGAGAATATGGCCGAAGGAAAGAGGGCTTTCCCTTTTAATGGTTCATCGGATACCAGGATAAGGTTGGCTGATGAGATTATTCAGGACCGGGTGGACACATTAAAGGCTGCGTTTCAAAGAGCCCAGTTTGTTGCTGAAGGAATTGGTGCTGAGGATGCAGAGAGGGCCGGGATAACAACCAAGCGTCTGGATTGGGCTCGCAATTGCGGTGTTGATAATCTTGGCCGCGAGCATGAGTTATTGGAGCAGTATGCTGAAACCTATGGTTGGGCAGCTCTGCAGGTAACCTGGGACCGTCGATTAGGTAAAAGAACAGAGACGGTCACAATGGACCAGCTCCTAATGTTGTCAGCCCAGATTCAACAGGTGGAGCCAAACAACCCTGCGGCTGACCTTGCAGCTATGGTTGCGGATTCATCATCAGAAGAGGCTGCAGCCGAGCTTGTTCAAAGTTTATATCCTGGGTTCGTTTCTCGTCAGTCGCCCGAGATATACCCACAGGAGGTTACAAGTATGACGAAGGCTCAGGCTCGAAAGGCCGTGAAACAGCTAAGGGAAAACGGGCAGGCAAGTTTTCCTGTTCCGTATGTTTCAAGGAATAATCCTTCAGTTTCAGCCTTAAAACCATTTGAGGAATTTTTCTTTCCGCCTGAGAGTACGGAAATTCAGAGAGCTCGTGCCGTGTTTCGTGTTGATTGGTTAACTGAATCAGAGCTCAGGGGCAAGGTTCGCACAGAGGGCTGGAATCAGTCCTGGGTGGATAAGGTGGTTGATGATGCACAGGGAGCGCACAGCCCCCTTATCCCTTTGCCAACTTTACGTGAAGGCAATAAGGATACGATTTATAACCTTAATGGCCTTGATAAGCAGCATTTACATGAAATTGTCTGGGCTTATACGCGGGGAATAAAGGACGGCGTTGAATGTATTTATTGCACAGTGTTTTGTCCGCATCTTCAGGCAGCTCATTTCGAGGATGTGGATGACTCGCTTTACGGTAAGCATGAGATGCTGAATTATGCACACGGAGAATATCCGTTTGTTGTCAAGGTGCGTGAATCCACCAGTAGGCGTGTATGTGATTCACGGGGAGTACCTGAGCTTGTTTTGACATGGCAAAATGAAATTAAAAGTCAGAGGGACAGCTTGGTGGACCGTACAAGTTTAAGTATATCACCCCCATTAAAAGTCCCCTTACGGAACATGTCCAAGGCTTATCGGCTTGCACCAATGCAGCAGGTGGGTGTTACCAGGCCTGATGAGATTGAGTGGATGGAGCCACCCCCGGGCAACCCCCGTGAGGCTCTGGAGATAATACAGAGCGTTAAGAATGATTGTGATGAATACTTTGGTCGCACGAGTGAGCTGGTTCCACCAGCCAAGAGCCAAGTTAGGCAGCAAAATATGGTGGATTCCGACCTATCCTTTTGGGTTGATGTGTTTAAGCAGATTGATGCCTTGATGCTTCAGTTTATGGGTGAAGAGAATTTAATGAGGATTAGCGGTGCTCCTGGGGCTGCCGGGGATTTCTCTGAAATACAGCGGCAACATGATTGGAAACTGCGTTTTGATGTGCGGGAACTTGATACTGAGTTCATGGGTAAGAAGTTGGAATACTTCACTCAATTCGTGCTTAACGCTGACCGTGCGGGAGTCGTGGATATGGCGGCTGTAGTCGAGTTGATGGCTAATATGGTTGACCCAACTATTCGCAGGGCTGTTGTGACCAGCCCTCAGGCCGCAAGCCAGAAGCTCTATGAGCGCACCCTCACTGACATTATGGCGATGTCACAAGGTAATGAGGTGCCTTATGTGGAGCAGGATCCAACCGCTCAAGGCCAACTGCAGGCTGCTCAGCAGATTATTGCCGCTAATCCAAAATATCAGGAACAGTTACAGGCTGATGAGCAATTTGGTGCATTAATGCAGAAGTGGATGCAGAATCGTCAGCAATCAGTAAATCAACAGCAAAATAGCATGATAGGCCGTCTTGGTGTTGCCCCTGGTGCTACTCAAACGTATTAGCCACTCACTTGTGAGCGACAAATTTCATAGCCAATCAATTTACGATTAAAATGAGCGTCAACACTTCCTTCACTCAACTCACAGATGACCACCCTGTCTATAAGGAGCTTAAGGGGTTACTTGAAGATGGTAAAAATCATTGCACACAAGCTTTATGTAACCCGGGCCTTTCAAGTGATGAGCGTCATTTCTATTCCGGTGCCTTGCATAATGTAACAGAGATTGATTTAGCTCTTGAGGAACGCAGGGGCCTGGATAACAAGAATTAGGTCTTATTGCGGGCCATTAGGGTTCATTTCACAAACATCATGTTGCCACTAGCCCTACGGGCTAGTCTTATCTAATTAAGCCCTACTGCGCTGGCTTAAAAAAGCGCTGGAAACTAGCCGACTTGCGGGCATTAAACGCATGGAATATATGTCAGAAGATACCAAAGAGGAAGCAGCACCCTCTAACCAAACTGCGGAAATGGAAACGAATCTCTCTGAGATTATTGGAGAAGTAGTTTCCCCCGAGAGTGAAGCCCCAGAACCGGCTGCAGAGTCGGAGCCGGTGGTGGATACCCCCGAGGAACCTGTTCTTTCTCAAGACGAAGAAGCAGCACCCCCTGCAGAGGGGGAGCCTAAGGAGGAAAGTGGAGACGGCGATTTATCGCCAGACATACAACGCGCAATAGACAAGCGTATTGCGAAAGCAGTTGCCAAGCAAAAGACCGCTGAAGAGCGAGCCAGCGAGGCAGAGGCAAAGGTGGATGAGCTTACCGGAATGGTTGAGGAGCTTAAAGACAAGCCTTATTTGGCTAGTGATAAGCAGGATAACACCAGTCCGGTTTCAAAGGCAAAAACCCTTGAAGAGCTTCACCGCGAAGCGCAACGCGCAGAGCAGTTGTTGGATTATTCCGATGACATGTTAATAAGGTTAAAGTCCGACCCTGATGGGGTTGCGGAAGAACTAAGAAAGCAGAAGGTCGATTTGCGCGACCAGCATGGGGAGGAGGATTATTCATCTGAGCAGATGGATATATTTCTCACAGGATTACGAAGAAGTGCTGACCGCACACTGAGGCGGGATGTGCCTGACCGTAAGGGATACCTGGAGGCTAAAGAGATTTCAGATGCCAGAGCCAAGGAAATGTTTCCCTGGATGGAGGATGAAAGTTCTCAGCTCTATAAGGATGCCCAGGATGTGATGAATACACTCCCAGAGATAGAACGCCTGCCACACCACAAAACTGCGGCTGGTGTTTTTGCGTTAGGGCTTAAACAGTTGCGACAAATAGAGTCGGAACAGAAGTCTAATCGCGCAAAAAGCTCTGAGCCTCCCTCCGTGCAACCTGGAGCCCCGGCGGCTGCGCCGCCAGTGGAGCCCAATGCTCCCTCTGATAAGGGAAGTGATGCTTTGAAGTCATGGAGCCAGACAGGTAATGAAGGGGATATTGAGAAATTCATTGGAACATTAGTAGAATAAAAGGAGAACTAGAATCATGGCTATGACGCTAGAACGCTCGCAGGTAGGAAAAAGGGAGTGGTTATCTGACTATATCACCATTACAGATGCCAAAGAAAAACCTTTACTTGCGATGATTAAAAAAGGTGAACGTGTGGTGAACACGCTTCACAGATGGCAAGTCGATGCATACGAATCGCCAGCAACGGGCGGAATCGTGGACGGAGCAGACATCAGTGACTCGGATTACGAGAATGCTGCAGCAAACCGGAAAGAAGTTTCCATTTACTGTCAGAAGTCTCGCCGCAGTGCGAAGGTGTCGGAAATGGCTGAGGATATCAGTCGTGTGGCCGGTGCGTCTGAGGGTGAGTTTGCTCGCTCTATTCGCAAGAAGCTCGAAGAGCTTGGCCGTGACATTGAAGCTGTTATTTGCAGCGATAATGACACGGTTGCCGATGACGGCTCTGCTGCATACAAAACTCGTGGACTTGGTAGCTGGATTCAGAACGGCGCTCAATCCACGCTCCCTGTTGATTCTGCATTCCGCACGCCAAGTGCGAGTATTGACTCAACAGCAATGGCCTCTCTAACTGAGTCCACCTTCAAAGACGTTTTGAAGAGCGTTTTTGAGCAACGTGGAAGAGCTCAGGACCTGCAGTTACTCTGCGGTACAGACCTGAAAAAAACCATTACTGGTTTTACTCAGTTCGCCAGTGGCACAAACGAGTATGCGTCAATCAAGACGTATAACCAGCATTCCAAGGAGCGTAGTATCATCAGTAATATCACGGTTTATGAAGGTGACTTTAACCGGGTCACTATTCACCCGAGCTTATTGCTGGCAAGTGGTACATCCAATGCCCCTACTCGTCGTGGATATGTCCTCGACATGGCAATGCTTGAGCTTAACTGGAATAAGCACCCGCAGGTAAATCGCCTTCCTGATTTGGATGGTGGTCCTCGTGCAGTTGTTAAGGCTATTTATGCTTTGACCTGTAAGAACCCTCTGGGACTTGGGAAATTCGCGGCTACCTCGTAAACAACCATACTCAACTAGTAGCTAATACAACCCCCGCTCAGGAAACTGGGCGGGGGGCTTTCCACAAAAAATGAACCAGTTTGAATCCTTAGAAGAGCTTCCGCAATCCCTTGCAAATGAGGTTATTAACGAAATTAATCGCGTACAGGATGAAGCTCTGGTTAAGGCAACCATAGAGCAGGCAGAGGCTGCTAAGGCTCTTGGTGAGCAGCAGGCCGTGGATGAGCTTGGACGGCAAAGATTGAACATAAACCCAACCATATACCATTATTACGGTGATAGGTACGGTTATGAGTGTTGGGGGGATGAAGGGTTTATTAGGGATTTTGAGAAGGGCTTTCCTTCTGCAAGAGTAAAATGTGGCGGAACGAGGCTTCAGGTAGGCTATACTGGAAGGGCAAAACCGCGCTTCAAGAAGGTTTACAGTGAGGAAAATTGATTACATAGATATACTCTCGGCAACGGCGGATCTGAGCGGCCTAGACCGTGATAATCTTTCTTCTTTTGATTTCAGGAAGTTAAGGACTTCCCATAATAACAGGCTTGCGACAGCTTATGAATGGTATGACTGGCCTGAGCTTATGCGTGTGGAAAAGCGATACCTGCGGCCAGATTACAATGCTTCCACAGCTTATGTTCTTGGTGATGAGGTTTATGATTCATCGACTGATAAATACTATCAGGCCCTATCATCAACCACTGGCAATGGACCAACAAACACAACATACTGGAAAGAGGTTACCAGGGTAACTGATTTCGACCCCTACATTTCACTGGAACAGACTGGTAAAACTGTAATAGGTACGGTTTACGCCTTATACAATAAGGACCCACTCAGATATGAGACTGTTACGGAGTATGATTGGCACCTTAGCAGTAATGGTATTCAGTTAACGGATAATAAAAATTTTGCATACGTTGAGTACAGGCTCCGACCACCGGCACTTTTTGGTGATACATGGAGCAATGCAAAGACTTATTCAGTTGCTGACCAGGTTTATTTTTCTGATTCAACAACTAAGGGGAATTTTTACGATTGTGCTACGGCCACTAACTTAAATGAATCACCTTCATCCGCTGCCGCAAAGTGGACCAAGGTGGATATACCCTACATTTTTGGGCGATACCTTACGCACGCTGGTTATGTTGATTATTTAACAACAGACCAGCAGGGCGAACGAAAGGCCCAGGAAGAGCTTTTCGCAACAGAACTTTTAACTAACCAGGTTACTCTAGTTTCAGGCCAGCAGGGTCAGTACCGAAGGGTGGCCGTATCAACCAGATAATTATGAGTAATAATGTAAATATAAAAAGCAACTCAGGTGCCAGCAATGGTGGAACTGTGTACTCGGATACTTCTGCATATACCGGAAATTGGTTCAGAATTGATGCTCTTTCTGATTCCGTTTTTACAACCCTTACAGGGAATGTTAGCGGCATGGGTTCAACAACCCTCAAGGCCGGTCAATCATTGTATGGGTCCTTTACTGCCATAACTTTGGCATCAGGTGCTGTTGTTGCTTACAACGAATAGAAAATGGCCTTAGGCCTGTAACTGGGAGGGGAAAATGCCAAATAAAAAGATTACTGATTTAGATGCTCTAGGAGAATCTCCTGCAACAAATGATGTTATAGTTGTAACCGATGTATCAGGTACGGTATCAAAGAAATTAAGTATATCAAACCTCTCTAGCGGGATAACGGAGCTTACCACTTCACAGCTTGCAGCTTCTTCAGTTGTTACTGAGTCCGAGGGTATATCAAGTAACGATAACGACACCACGCTGCCCACCTCTGCTGCGGTTAAGGATTACGTTGATGCCCAAATCCTTACCAAGGACAACTTGGACGAGATAGCTGAAGGCACAACCAATGTTCATTTCACAGCCAGCGATAACACCAAGCTTGATGGCATTGAAACCGGAGCTACTGCCGACCAGACCGATGCGGAGATTCGCACGGCGGTTGGGGCTGCTACGGACTCCAATGTGTTCACCGATGCAGACCATAGCAAGCTCGATGCCATAGAAGCCAGCGCAGACGTAACCGACACCACCAACGTAACTGCCGCTGGTGCATTAATGGACTCTGAGCTAACTGACCTAGCTGGCGTAAAGGGTGTCACCATATCAACCCTTCAGCCCAAACCATCCGAAGGTGCGTTCGTTGACGGAGACAAAACTAAACTCGACGGTATTGAAGCCAGTGCTACCGCAGACCAAACTGACGCAGAGATTCGTGCTGCTGTTGATGCTGCTACGGATTCAAATGTTTTCACTGACGCAGACCACTCCAAGCTCGATGG